TGCGGCACAGAGTTTGATTTGCGCAGCTTTGGGTGGCTTGTGAACGGCGCTAAAGACATGCTTTGCAGTCATGCTTGCTTTGCTAAACGGCGCACGCCAGAGCCGCCAAAATGGGATGATATATAATGAATTTTGAAGAATATAAACCACAGCATATCGTTGAGGCTTGTTGTATTGTCTTTGACTTAAAGCCCGCCGAATTTTATTCACGCCGCCGCACTTCGCGAATAGCACGCGGCAGACTTGCTTCGTATTATTTGTGCCGCGAATTTACAGCACTTAGCTTTTCTGGGATTGGTAGATTCATGCGTAAAGACCACACCACAGTTATTAATGGTGCAGAGCGTGCAGAGTTATTTATGGACACTGATCCAGATTTTTCAAAAAAAATAAATGTCGCAATACAATGGCTGAGAAATAAAAAATCACAAGTTCGGCACAACGGCATCTTCCGCTTTGTCCCGCATAGCGATGTCAGCGCCTACGAACAAAAAGGCTGGCATATAGCCAGCGATCTTGCAGACAGCCATCATGGGCGTCACGCTGTTATAATGCGGAAAGACGACCGGCTATCGCCTCAATGTCGACCGGTGACTGCGCCTGATTGATGTCTGTAATAGTGTAATGCACTTGAGCCACATTGCTTTTCTTTGAGTGACCCATCCGATATTTGCGTATAGAATCCGGCACGCCACCCAACTCCATCTGCGTATGATAGAATTTGCGGAAGCCACCAATGCCGTGAAACTCAACGCAGGCATGCTTACACAAAGTTTCAAGCAATCCTGTCCAGCTTTTTTGATCTGCCATTAAATTGCGCGCAGATGGAAAAACATACATTTCAGATGGGCATTGCAGTTTCCACTCGCGCATCAATGTCCATAGCTTAGTCGTTAGCGGCAACGTGCGGATGCGGAACTCTGTTTTTGTTTCTTGCAGGCCACCGCGATAACCTGTGCGGCGTACTGTTAAAGTGCCTGCCTTTAGGTCAACGCTGTCCCACAACAGCCCCTGCATCTCATTAGCCGCTAGTCCTGTCAGCGATGCAAGCGTGATAAACGTGCGCAAATACTGAGTCATATCTTGCTCAAGCATTTTGTTAACATCATCGACCGTGTAGCCGCCGCGTTCTTTTTGTGCGCCGGTAATCTTTTCGCGCGACTCTCTGTGGCATGGGTTGCTGTAGATATAGCCTTTATCTAATGCGTATTTGCAGACCATATTTAGGCTGGCAATGATATTGCGAATTGATTTCGGGCTACAGCCTTCGATTGTCTTTTCAGTGATGAACTGATTAACATCGCCGACCGTCAAGCGCGCCATCTGGATCGATCCCAGAAATGGCAAAATGTGCAGGCGTATGTGCCGTTTATCATTGTCGAAAGTCTGCGGGCGCATTTTGATCCCGACCAGCCGTTGACGGCTATCGATGGCCTCATACGCAACCTGTTCAAGCGTTGCTTTGTTGGCGTTGTGTTTGCCAGCCACTAATTCGTCACGCAGTTCTTCGCGCCGCTTAGACCACGCCTTCGGGCAAGCTGGTGTGAATACCCTACGCGATTTGCCGGTTAGGTCACGATAATAAATGATGCCAACTTCTTTGCCGCGCTTGATTGCCGTTTTATAAGTTTCGGTGATTGTGATGTCGCTCATGTCAAGTCACCTTCAAAACCAATAACGCTAGATTCTTCTGAAATCAGATCATATTGGCTGTGATCGTGGCAGTGATCTAACATTAAGCGGTCAGCGTCTTGATCCAATAAATATTCGCTAACATATTCGTGATGCCAATTCTCACCCGCTTCATCAACGCGGGTGGTGACGTTATCGTATTCGTCATATTCGTTCCAAATTTTAAGGCCATCCACAATTTTGAAATCATGGTCTTGATCTGACACATAGTTTGTCGCCCATGCTTTTAAGTCTGCTTCATCAATGGTCACATTTATTTGAAACTTTTTGGTATCAACTTTTTCGATGTTTACTAAAGCTATCATGTCACTCTCCTAAAATCTTTGGGCGGTTAAACACAGTCTGCTTAACACCGTTATATTCGCTATGTTCTTTAATGGTCGCTTTGAGCGTTACCACATCGCCAGCGTTACCAAGTTCATTGCCCCTATAAACAAAGTGGTTGCCATCATTATCGACAAGCGTGTTTATGTAAGTGACGCCGTAAAAGTTATCAAAGCCTTTACTAAAAACGATTGTCGCCTCAAGTTCGATGCGATCACCAACATTACCAAAATGTTTTGATTTATTGCGAATTGCTTCTAATTCAGCGTCACGCTCTAAAATCTTGTTTTTTGCTTCAACCACATACGCTTTGAACTCGTCAGCCTTAAACTGAACAACGTATTTGCGGATAATTTCAACAACAGTGTCAGATTTAATGCTATCTATGTCTTGCGCCAAAATATAATCAGCCAAATAATAAACAGGCACATCACTAAGCTTTTCACCAAAATACTTGCCAAAAGGCATGACGTTCCGTTTAGCGCGTTCGATACGCTCTTGCTTCCACGGGTCACACTCGCCCCAAGCTGTCAAACCAGAAATTTTAGATGGATCAAAATCATCAAGATCGGCATCAGGATTATAGCCTTTATTGGCAACATAATTTTTAGCCTTATCAAGCGCCACAAATGGGTCGCGACTTAGGTTTTTGACATATGAGAAAATAGGATCGCCATAATGGTCATACCGATCAAGCTGGCGCAACGTATAAAGACCGTTACCGCGTCCTACAGATATTGAAAATGGTGCTATATAAGTCATTTATCTATCCCTTTCATTTCACTCTATATGACTAATATATGCGTTTATTTACTATTATGCAAGCATATATGCGCAAATAATTGAGTTATCCTAACGGTGTGGTGCTATGGTGGTGCTATGAGACAGGGTATAGAACGACAAAAAGCCCCGCAAGTCTTTCGACCTACGGGGCTTTATGTCATTGATTTATATAGTTATTTGGTTGCGGGGGCAGGATTTGAACCTGCGACCTTCAGGTTATGAGCCTGACAAAAACCGCAGAAAACCGCCAGAGAATCGGGCTGGTGCTACGACGGTGCTATATAGTATTTACTTTTGATTTTGGTGCTACGAATCTCATAGCACCACTATTTTTTGCCATAGAATTTCGTAATCCCGCGCATTCCGACGCTACTGGCTACCAGTGCGCCCAAGCTGACCTGATACCAAGTTGGCATCTGTTGAAGCGCTTCAAAGCCACTAAAGACGATTTCACGCCCCCATTCGCCGCAAAATGCAAGCACCATCGGCAACGCAAAAAGCAGGCTAAAGAACTCATCGCGCCAGCTTGATGACATCTGATTAGCCGCCGTTAAGTCATAGTCTATTTCACCTGTGGCCTGTCGCTCTGCAATGTTGGCTTCGGCTTTTGCACGCGCAACTTTAGCGCCGGTGACAGCCTTCTTTTCTTCGACTTTGCCTTCAAGCCATGTTGAGGCTAATGACGAAATCATTGGTAAAAACTGGATCATCGCTTTGACTCTGCGCCCATAAAGATGCCGAAAATGCCGGTATAGACGCCCATGATTACGCTAACGAACGCGCTCTGTTGCGTTGTCGGCTCTGGTAATAGCATAAACCATTCACAGCACCGCCACGCCATAAACGTGCTGACAGCGCACATAATACGCCCCATCAAATTGAATTTGATCCATTCGTCTGTCCAACTCAATGCCACTCTCCTGTTTCCATCATTTTAGCCAAATGATCTGCGCGCGCGCCAACTTGCTCTGCCCAACGGCTACGCCCGCCATTACTGCCAGAAAGCATTTCGTGACTTGCCAGCCGATAATCGCCAACCAGCAATGCGGCTTGAAAATTCTGGAACTTGTCAAAATTGGGTCTACCCAGATTGAAAAGCATCGAAATGATTACGGCTTTTCTAGCTTCGTCCATCTTTGCATAAAATGGATATGTGACTGCTTCGGCTTCACAACGCGCTACATCGTTCGCCAGCAAATAATCGATTTCATCATCAGACAAACCACCGTCAAGCTGTTTGTCGATCAGCCTGCCACAGCCTATCGTCAGGTAGCCGCGAGAGTCCTGATAGGCATGTTTCACAACGCCCTCATGCTCACGAATTAAATCAAGCAACTTTGTCATCGACCGGCTCCTTCTGCATCATCTTGCTTGCCACAACGCCTAAACGATAAAGCGCATCTGTCATCGGGCTATCAGATGCTTTTACGCCTCTGCCGGTCAGAAACACTTCAACAGGTTCTCCGGTGTTCGGATGATATGAAACCGTGACGGTCATACCTTCACCAACATCTTGAGATTCGCAGGGGCGTCGATTAGGCAGACTTTTTTGCATTGAGTTTCTCCATTGTGCTGTGAAATGAATTAGCTTCGGCATCAATGTCGTCAAAGAAAACTTTGGTTCGACTCATTGTGATTACATCGATGTCAAAAATAGGCACGAAGAATACGCGCCTGTGGGGGATGGATACGCATGCCGCAAAATCATAATCGTCTGAAGTTGGTCTACGCTTTTTGCCGCCAACGCCAAAATGAAATTGCAGTTTGTTTGGTCGTTCTGTGTGATAGGTCGAAGCCTTCACCTGACACCTATATATATAAGTGTCGCGAGTTACGATTAAATCATAGCCGCGCGATGGGCAAAGAACAGCTTGCCAGCCCTGCAACTCTATAGACGCGCAGGCGATAAACTCACCTATGCGCCCTGTTGAGACTTCCAGCATTTATTTTGGCAGCACACCTAAAGCAAAAGCAAACTTAGCAACAAGCGCACCAGCCGCACCCGCGATGCCTGCGATCAAAAGCAATGCTTTCCAGCCGCCTTTAGCTTGCAAAGCAAGTGTGTGAAGTTCTTTTAATGTGTCTTTTGTTTCAGCCATCTCACGCTCAAGCGTGCGCATACGGCTCGACATTTCACCAAGTTCACGTTCGACTGACATGCAGGCACCTTTAATCTAAAGCGTTTCGGATTGAGTTAAGCGTATCTTTAAGCGTTGCGCCTTTTGGCTTCGGGTTGTATTCGCATTGATATTGGCCTACGCACCCAATATAGATTTCAGATGTGTGTTGCTCTTGAGTGTTCTGCGCGCCCTGATACACACACAAAACTTCTTTGTCGGAAATCTTTTCCATTGCCGCTAAACGGCATGTCGTCATTTTGGGGATGCTTGCATATGCTTTGAAGGCCACTAGCGCAATTAGCCCGACAACAACCACGCCCATGATTAAATAAAAGAGCATAGTCAGAGCGTCAAAAATCTCTTTGCGTTGCGCCGCCTTTTCAATAGCAATCTGCTTTTGATGCTGTTTTTGTGCCTGTATCCGGCGGGCGCGTTCTTCAACGATAGATTTCCAAGTGCCTGAACCAAACCGCAGATCAACCAGCATAGACACTTCATACATCTTTTCTTGCGCCAGCTTGGCATCGATCATCTCGGAAGCTACGCCGCCAATGCCATCCATAGCACCAATGCCAGACTTCTTGTTACGCTCTTTGTTTACCTGTGCCTGACCATCGAATAGCTGATCTATGTAGCCCGCAATTTCTGAAATATCATTTGCGGTGCCGATAGCCGATTTGATTGCATCTGTCGCGCCTTTAACAAGCGCAATGCCAGCTAATGCGGTGCTGATCGGTTCCATATCAATAAACCTTTACATCTTGTGAAACCGTGGCTGGCAGACAATAAGCTGTGATCTGCGACCCCTGCTTGTGAAGTGTTTGTGCATACCAAGTGCAATCATTCAGCGACTTGAAATACATATCATTGCTGACAAGCCTCTTGTCTGCTTGCGTTCCAATGAACACAAACAATAAAAAAGCGTGGGTCATTCATGATTATTTTCTGTTTTGGATTATGACGACGATCAACAGCGTTATGGTTATTGCGTCGATGATTGATAGGGGTATCATGTCGGCTTTGCCATTATGCTTTATATCCCTGACCAGCCGTGATAGCGGCATTTACTGATGTCATGTTTTCATCTGTCCAGTAGTCTTTGGCTACCATCAGTTCAAGATGTTCAACATTCCTGTCTACACAGTTCTGCTTCTCTGCGGCATCATCGTCAGCCATAGCTTCACCAGCAATGATGGCATTGATAAGGTCAACACTATCGCCCATAGCTGAATAATGCTTTGCAATTTGTTCTGCTGTTAGCTCATCCATTTTATTCTCCTTCAAGCGTAGCGACTTTAGCCTCAAGCGTTTCGATGCGCGTCATTGCTTCTTGCAATGCTTTGACTGCTTTCATATAGAGGACGGAATAATTGACGGTCTTGGTAGTCTCATTGGTTTCATCATCAATAGACTGACCAACTAAGTTAGGCGAGATAAGCTCAACCTCTTGAGCTATAAGGCCAATTTGAGTGTGAGAACTGTACCCTGTTTCTGCCTTAAAATTATAGTTCCGAACTTGCAGAGCTTTCAAATCATCCCACTGAGATTTAGCATTAACAATGTTTTCTTTAAGTTTTATATCCGAAATAGACCCATAAGAATTATTTGCATTTTCTACATCGCCATCGCACATAACACGAAACACTTGACCTGTGAAACTCCCGATGTTTGATGCGGTGTTATAATAAGCAAGCCCAGTAACAGAACCATTAGTTTCATTTCTGCCCCAAATCATAGGTGCGCTAGTAGACCAAACATAATTTGTTCCTGAGTTATCAATATAAACTCTAGGATTACCATCCCCATCAGACAGCACGACATTGTTGCTGGCTGTGCGGATGTCTAGGCCGCCTTGATTGCCGTTGTAGCGACCTAAGATGGTGTTGTCAGAGCCGCTACTTACCCGTGAACCAGCGCCGTTGCCTATAAAGGTGTTCTTTTCCCCTGTGGCACCACCCCCTGCTCCACCATAAACCCCATCTGACCCCCCAACATAAGTATTAAACCCAGACGTAGTATTAGTAGTTCCACAATCTTCCCCCACAAAAGTATTGCTTGCTCCAGTAGTCGTAGCAGTCCCAGCCCTATATCCAGCGGCAAAATTACCAGTACCAGTGGTGTTTGCAGTAAGTGCCTGATAACCCACGGCTGTGTTGTTGCTTGCAGTAGTGTTTGCATCTAAAGAATAACGACCAACAGCAACATTTGCCGTACCAGATGTGTTTGCAAACATTGCATTGCCACCCACTGCAACATTGTCAGCGGCAGTATTGTTGTAAAGACTATTAACGCCCGCCCCTACATTGGAGTCTCCAGAAACACCAACAGCGTTACATTGATAACCAATGTAAGTGTTGTCGGCTCCTGTTGTTAAACTACTCCCAGCAGTGCGACCCAAGCCAGTATTACCAGAGCCTGTGGTCACAGCATCTAAGCTTAAATGACCAACTGCTGTATTGCTTGAGCCACTTGTGTTTGCAGTGAGTGCGCCAGAGCCGATTGCAGTGTTGTTTCCACCAGATAAGGAGCCGTCATCAAGCGCAGTATCACCTAACGCCACGTTGTTTGTGCCTGTCGGGTAGTTACCGTCTAGCTTGATTGTGCCATCAACAGTCAGCCCATCAATCGCATCAGTGCCGTTAGCAAATGCGCCTAACTGCTTGGTCAATTCCCGCATAGAGTTATTGACAGCACTTGGCAACATTCCTTCGGCTATCGAAATGCCACCGATGTCGGTGTTGTTTCCGGCAGTGGAGCCGTCATAGTCTGCGATTTTATCTTTCGACATTATTCAGCCTCCAACGCTGTGATACGCGCTTCTAATTGCTCTATTTTCTCAACTGACTCGATCAAAGCCTTTGTGAGCAATGGGACGATTTTGGACTGGTCTATTGCCTGATAATCAGGAACAGTACGAGAACCTTTAACTGCTGGTTTTGTTTCATTACCATCACTGTCAATAACAGCAGGGGTTACAATATAAGCTTCTGTCTTTGTTGCATCTTTTGTACCTGTAATAGCCTCTGGTATAATACTAGATACTTCATGCGCTAAGAATCCATCTACTGTAGTATCTGCTTCAGAAATAAAGTTAAAACGTGCTGGCTTTAATTGCTTGAGGCGAGTTGTTGCGTCCCAAGTGTAGTCAACATTTTCTTTGAGGCGATAATCAGAGGATGTGTTGTAGGATGTGGCATTGTTTGTATTTTGTATATGGCCTGTATTGGTATAACCATCACTGTCATTACCACGATAAAACAAAATAAGATATTCCGATGAAGAACCTGCGTGTTGACTTACAACTGCCATCGGATTTTCGGTAGCATTGTCAGCATCAACAGTAAGTTTTGAACTAAAAAGACTGGTTGTCCGTCCAATAAGAAGTGATTTATCGTCAGGAACAAATCGTGCAACTTCGGTAGTGCCGTTTGTGTCTGTAAATCTAAAAGCTGTTGCAGGGTCAACAGTTGTACCTACTTCACCTGAAGCCATAACATTGTCAATATTAAGGACTCTTGTTCCGTAACTAAAATTTGCATAGCGATTGGTATCTGTATCTTCCATTCGGAAGCTTGGCGCACCTGATGAAATATGAAGTTGGGTGTCAGGTGACGCTTCACCGATGCCCAAATTGCCTGACGCAATAATCGTGTCACCAGTTCCTGCGGGATCGATCGTTATGTCGCCATTGGTATCTGTGCTTGAGATTGTGTTGCCGTCTAGCCGCAGATTATCGACATTTAGCTGACCCATCGATGGGCTGGTCAAAGCACTTGTGCCATCGTCCATTTCTTTTAGGTGACTCATCAGCGATCGCTGTGCGTTATTCAAATTTGATGCGGGGCAACCTTCCGAAATGTCAATGCCGTCAACATCCGAATTTGAACTTGGCGTCGCGCTATATTGTGAAATTGCTGTCTTTGACATGCTTACCTCAATTCGTTAAAAGGCCGGTGCTGGCACCAATGCCGCCACCCAATTT